GCCAGAATATGTTTGTTGATCCTTGTGTGAAAGTTACTGTTCTTTGTTCAGAGTTTGAAAACACCACCAACTGCTGACAGGTGATGTTTGTCCACGACGAAGTGAGTGTTGCTGTTTTCGCACCTGCAATAAGTGCTCCAGTAAGCGTCAAATCTTCGGCTCCGATTGTAACTGTGGTGTACGTTCTTTCGTTGTCAAAATATCTCTGGATGAGGTAGCGGTGCTGGTCTGAAATCAATTGACCACCGAGAGCAGTGTTCTCAGTTGATGTGTTTTGAGATAGGGTTGTAAACAAGTTTTTGAGTGTGGTAAATGATTTCATAAATTTATTGGAAAGATACTACTTTATAATGTACTACAAAAGTGATAGGACTGTCTCCTGTGCCCGGGTTAGCAACTGGAACGGAGACAACAATTGGCGCGTTTGATACCGGGGTAAAGTTCGTGGTAACCGCAGGAGAATAGGAAAACGCAGACGCTGCACTGTTTATAAAAGTATTTGGTATATCCGCGGTTACTTTAGTACCCGAACCATTTGTGTATCGAAACTCAAGGGCGTTTGCTCCAGTATAAGCCGTTCCTTTGTAATCAATGTACGCAGAAACTCCAAGAACAACAATGAAAGACTTCGCCTGCGTTGCCGTGAGTTGTGGTGACTGTTGGGAAACAACGACTACTGGCGTGGTATTAAGTGCCTTTACCTGTGTTGCAGATAGTATAGTTCGCTGTGTAGCGGTATGTTGTATTGCATTTGAAAGATTTTCAATGGGGAAACGTGCAGAACCTATACCGTCGTGTGTATGTATTTGCACGTCAGCAGTACTGTACTGCTTGTTCTGCAGCATTGTATTTGTCGTGCGTTCAATATCTCTCTGTACGAGAGGTTGTATTTCTGCGTATAAATCCATTGGTTCTTGTTTGTTTGGCATATTATCTTAGGCGTATTTCACGTATTCGGCACCCGGACTGTCCACTATTTCCCGTGAGAGAAGGCTGAAGTTGAAGCCATTGAGAGGCTTGGAAGGTAACGTTGGAGATAAAGGATATGTTCCCGGACGTGTTGAACGTTGCTACGTTGCTGTTAGTAAGGAAGTTTTGTATAGCTGTCACTACTATACTTTCTCCTGATTGTAGTGGCGTACCAAGTTTTATTTCTATTTGTTTGAACGTTCTTTTTCTGAGAAGCGTACCAACGGGAACCTGTTCTGTTTTAAAGATACCTGTACCTGTTCCGGCTGCCGTTGAAGATGTCGAGATGTCATAGGTAGAACCGCTGTAATTTCCTACAATGTAAGACATTCCCGAACCAAGTGACGTTGATTGATCTTGAATAAGAACAGAGCCATACCCATTACAATCTGAGAGGGCAGAAAGTGCTTTTGTATCCAAATCAAGACCGAATATCCCCTTTAGGGTTAGCAAGTTACCCGCGTTATCAGTCGGCGTGAAGCTGAATATGAGCTTGTTTCTATGGTAGATAGCATCTCCTTGTCCTGGTCTAAAATTGTAGTAAGGCTCTTGGTACCCTGTCAACCAATCAGGAATCTTATAGTACAAGTCGGCTTGTGTCCCGTTTGTTATATAAATTCGCCCTCTCCCCGTAGTATTCCCGGTAAATACAAATGCGTTTGTATTTGCCGTTACCATTCGGGCCATATAACTGTCAGCAACAAAAATACGGTTTGTAGGATTAGGGTTGATTCTGTCCCACGAGTATATCGCGTTCTGAGAGCCTCCAATGAGGAGTGGGCCACCCGTTATATCTGCAAGCGATACTGCGGTATCAAAAGAAGGGAGTGCGAACGCCTGTGTGTTGAAGGTGTATGTTGCAGCGTTGGTTGGGTCGAACGTAGTACCTGCCACCTCCATAATTGAGCCTACATAGCTTCCATTGCAGAAATATAAAACGTCATCGATACCCACTATAGCAAAGTGTGAAGTCGCACCTGTTATTGTTTTCCAACCTGTCTGCCACGTACCCGCACCACCTGCGAGATAATCAATTTTATTATCGCGAAACTTGAAAAGGTATCCTTTATAAAAAGCCAATCCCTGATTGTTTGCGTCTGCTCCGGTTGCACTGTTTGAGGTGCTGAGAAAAGACCACGAGCCTGTGAGCGTAGTTGCTTTGAAAACCTGTGAAGTAGAGTCAAGGATATAGTACGCTGTTGCTTGCCCAGAAGAAAATTGCACGGCTCTGTGCAAGGGACGTCCAAGTGTACCGGTTGCAATAGTGGATGCAGTAAGGGGGAAACCAACTGATACCTCGCCCGGAACAGTTGAGATGTTTATTTGTCTCAAGTCAGGACCGTCATATGGATTTTGTGGGATTCCATCCTCAAAACCATAAAATACAAGGTCAGTGTCATCTCCATTTTTTTCTAATCTATATGCCATACTATTGTGCTCGTTTACCTAGCCATTCCATAATAAACTTCATGGTCTGCTCTCCAAAGAATCCACCACAACCTGCCATAAGGTGAATTACTTGTTGTGGCATGTTGAGTGATTCACCCATGAGGGCAAACATAAGACCTGAGAATGCTGCAACAAAAGCAGATGCAAAGAATACACTCAGCTTGAATCGTTGACCGTTTACGTAGCCGTTTAGGTATCTTGCAATACCTCCCGCTATTGCTACTACTCCGTAGATAAGTTCGATAGGTAAGTCTTTCATACTTAGTTAAGTCCATTAACAGTTTTAACACTCGCTATTGCTAGTCCGTTTATCGTCTTTACTGATGCAATTGCTAAACCATCCCATGTCTTGACGTTTGTTGGCCCTCCTGCTGTTCCCGTGAGGACAAGACCTGCACTGACGTTTTCCGTTCCGTTGTAGTTTGTGGTGACTGAAACACTGCCACTTCCTGTGTTGTGGTTTGTCCCACAAGCTGTTGCAGACCTCAAACCACTATAGGTACTGGCAACATCATACGCAGGTGTCCACGTACCATTTGAAGGTGCGTCTGGGATTGCCATTAAACCAACCACCATGTCATTCGAGCCGATTGTTTGCGTGTACGTCTGGTTTCCTTGTACTTGAGTTGGTGTGTTGACGCTCGCTACGTTTGTGTACGATACGGCTGTTGAAGCTACACCTGCGGAACCCGTCCAAGAAATTGAGACTGTGTTTGAACCTGTCGACGGGTTTGCAAGACCATAGACCCATTGTTGTGCGTACTGCCCGGCAGACGGGGAAGTCGGCCCCACGAGGAGAGTCATCGACACCGAGTTGTACGTAACGGACGGGGAAGTGATGTTTGCTCGAGCAGAAAGTTGAACAATGAGGTAGTTATCCCCCGTTGCTGTATGCGAATACGACAGCGAAGTGACTGAGCCACTTGCTGTATCTGTCGCTGATGTATGTCCAACTGCTACAGCCATATAACTTTATGTATGAGTGATGTAATCGTAAGAAGGATTGAATATCATTGAGTCAGCTGTAAGAGCAGCACCAAGTACGCGAATAACAACGTCAGTTGTTGTTGGTTGTGTTTGTGTGACTGAACCCGCAGTTTCTGAAATGTAGATTGGATTGTTCACTGTAAATGTAGGGAATTTTGCATCAGCACGTATAACTCCATTGAGAAGAAGCGTGCATGAATTTCCATCAGTTCCCGCCACAACAACCATTGCAACTGTGCCACGTGAATCTCCGTCTGCACCTGCAGCAGAGTTTGCATCACATGCCTCCCACCGAGAGTCGGTTGGATCAAGGTATACAACATCACCGAATGCCTGAGTATATCCTGCGGTTCCTGTAATCGTTATACCTGACCATGTACCGTCAGCGGAGAGTGACGGGTCAAGCCCGATACTTGCGCCTTCTGCAAGGAGTTGAGTGCCTGAAAGTGTTGCCGTTGTAATAGCAGGAGAGGTAAGTGTTTTTGAAGTCAGTGTCTGCGTTCCACCAACGGTAACAACGGAAGCACTGTTTGTGCCTGCTGTAGTAACACGCAAATCACCAGTTGAGACAGTAAGTATGCCCGACGAATGTGTAAGCACAACGTTGCTGTTAGCAAAGTTGATTGTCGAGCCTGACGAAAGACCAAGTATTGAGAATCCGAGAGTTGCGGAACCAAGACCTGCGCCTCCGTCAGTATCCGGGTTTAATACAGTGTTGATTGTAGCAGTAGTAAAGGTTGCGGTTGTTGGGGTAGTCGCACCTACGGTACCGTTAATGTTTATAGAGGCGGTACCAGTAAGGTTTGTGACCGTTCCTGATGAAGGAGTGCCAAGTGCCCCGTTGAATGTTACAAAGGCTCCAGCAGAGCCTACGTTGACCGCCAGTGCGGTTGCAACGCCAGTACCGAGTCCTGACACACCTGTTGAAATTGGAAGCCCTGTGGCGTTTGTGAGCGTTACGGAGGTAGGTGTACCAAGGATAGGAGCTACAAGCGTGAGCACCCCGGTGCTTGAATTAAACGATAGGTTTGCGTTTGTTTTTGGTCCAAGGTCGCCAGTAGCTGCAGTGAAGAATCCGAGGAAACATGTCGTGTCTGTTGCTTCGTTTGCTACCGTTATGGTAGTAGGTACTGATGCTGATGGTGTAAATGCTTCCCATGCGTTTCCTGCGCCGTTGAGCCGAATTGACTGTCCTGCTCCTGGTGTTACTTCAGTGAGAGTGTTAGCACTGTTCGCTACCCATATTGAAAGTGCAGAAATAGTGGTGAGTCCAGTACCACCTCGAGCAAGTGAAAGCGTACCCGTAGTACCGCCTACAATAGGAAGACCCGTACAGTTTGTGAGCGTTCCTGATGTTGGGGTACCCAGAATAGGGGTTACAAGCGTTGGAGATGTCGCAAGTACAACTGATCCTGACCCTGTGGTTGAGGCTGCTGTTATCGCAGTCCCGTTACCCGAAAGAATGCCGGTTACGGTTGTTGAAATTGTTATTGCTGGCGTGCTCGTTGCGGTTGCAACAGTACCCGCGAACCCGTTCGCTGTTACAACGGACACAGACGTTACCGTACCTGAACCACCACCTGCGTTGTCAACAAGAAGACGTCCTGTTGCCTCGCTACCTTTGGCGCGAACAATAACGCCTGGATTTGTTGAAGATTCAAGAAGCAGTGATGTTACAAAGTTTTCATCTCTTAGAGCATTTTCTGACATATTTAGAATGAAACGAGGACTTCCCCGTTTGAATTAGCAACCCATGGATAAATCAAACCATCAGAGCCAGTAAACGTAAGACACGTGCGGTAATTGTCGTCACGCGCATCAATAGGTACCATTGTAAACGATATGGTATCTGTTGAATTTATTTTCATCCCTGAGTTGTCTTCATTCAAACGAATACGCACCTTGGTTGTACCTTGAACAGTGTCAGTATTTAATACTGCCAATCCTGTATTTACGGTGTTTTCATCAAGTAGTGCGTTAGTCATATTTAGATAAAGCTCACCGTGATATCTTGAGCAGCTACAGACGTAACTATAGTAATACCTGTTTCACAGCGGATGTCATACGTCAGTGTGACTGGTAACGGACTAGCAGGAGTCGTAATGATTGCTATCGGCGTCCCTGTTGCGCTTGTGGCATCGTAAATGGTGACAACACCTGTTGCGACTGGTTTGTTGAAAGTAATCGTGTGTAAAACACCTGGAGTAGTTCGCAAGGTTGTAGTTGTGGGAGCTGCGAGAGTAATCGCCTGGTAACTGTATCCGGGGATGACACCTGTATTAATACCCATAAGTTATTTCCTGTTTTTATTACGAATAAATGTTGCCTCCCTGTCTTTGAGCTTTTCCCACTCTTTCTCGAGTTCAATCTCTTTTTCTCTGAGTAAGTCCTCTTTTTTGAGGACAGCTTCTTCTCTGCGGTTTATGTTTGTTTCTTTTACCTTCGCATTTTGCATGATAGTTTCCGCTTCTGCATATGCCTTACGGAGTTGCTCGTTGGCCTCTCGTTCCTTTCGTTCCATCTCATCTCTGAGTGTACCAGCTTCCCTGAGAAGTGTTTCTTGGGTACTGTGCATATCGTCAGCTCTCCTCTCTTGAATGATTATGTCTTTTTCTCTGCCGTTCAGTCCTATTTCACGTGAAACAAGTTCTTGATTCCTTTCATCAAGTTCTTTCTTAACTTTTTGGAGTTCTTGTTTTTGATTCTCGAGTTTCTGCTTTTCCTCAGTGAGTGGTTCCATGAGAACTCTCCTTTCTTCTCTGAGTTCCTCCACCTCCTTAACCAAGGTGTCTCTTTCATCGAGTTTTGCAGTGATTTCGTTCTTTATAGAGAGAATGGTTTCGCTGCGAAACTTACTGAGTGACTTTTCTTCTTCTGCTCCCACCTCACGCAACGCATCTACTCTCTTTGCCAATTTCACACCTTCTTCAATCTCCTTTTGACGTTCAAGAGCTTTCGCTTGTGTTACTTCTGATTTAGAGAGTAGACGCATTGACATAGTTTTATCTTAAGGCTTTTTCTTTTAAAGATTGAATATTTCCTTTCGCAAGATTCTCAAGGTCTTTGTCTGTCTTTACTGCCCCCGTACTGATCTCGTTATCCTCATTGCGGGACAACTTATCCTCGAGTGGAATTTCTTTTACATCCGCGACAAACGCACGCTTTACTTCAAGTGGTTTTAAACACTTTTGAATACCCTCCGCCAAGTCATCGAGGTTATAGGTACTCGCAGTGTGGATTCCTGACATTGTTCTGTTTCCAAGGGTTCCCTCTGGCGAACGGTATTGTTCATACTTGTTTCCTTTGAAAAACTCACGTTCCGCAAGGTCTTTTGCAAATTTCTTACGGATATGCTGAATCTCAAGTGGTGAGTGTTCAGGGATAATCATTGGTGATGTTGCGTTCGCTTTGAAGTGGTATTCTTTTTTATTCCACACGCCCACAAACTCTGTGTCTGACCAGTTTGTAAAGTAAAATACACCACTAAACTCCTCGGGGAGAGTTGTTTCGTATTTCATTAAGTTTTCAGTTTGCATAAAATGGTAGCCTTTTCAGGCAAATTAACTCTTGTACAGAGCCGGGGGTAATGTCCCCGTTCCTGCCCCCGGTAAGAGGCAGGACGGAAGCACTAGAGCTGGAGAGTAACAAGACGGTATTCGGTAGAAACACCTGCTTGTGTAGAAGTACCTACACGTGAAGATGTTGCTGCGACATACGTCATCACTGCCCCTGCTGTGTTAGAAGACGGCATGACATCAAGACCGATTGCAGTGTTTGCATCGTTCAAGAGTGCCAATGGTCCACTTGTCTGCGCGAAACCGTACGACGACGCTGGGAGATTGTAAATCGTTGCACCAACTGGAGCACCAGTAAGTGTCGTAGGACATACAATCACGTTGTAGTAAGGGTTTGCTGAGAGACAGACCTCAGAAGCAGTTGTTATTGCAACTGTTGGGTTATCCTCAAGAGTAACAACAAGTGACGCACTTGCGTCCGCAGCGGGATGTGAAGCAATTTTTAATGTTTGCCCTTCACCGTTGTTGTCGTTGACAAGAAGATATCCACCACGGTACTGGTTAGCAGTAACCGCTGTTGCACCAAGAGTAATGGTTACCTTTGCTGGCACATTTCCGTTGTTGGAGTATGCAGTAAAGGCAGTTACCGCGAGGTTTTGATGGTTAGCAATAATTGCTGGAGCTTGAAGAAGTTTACCGGCTGCAACTGCTCCTGCGGAACTGTTGTAAACCAATACTACTTCTCGTCCGTCAGACAAGTCCCACTTTGAACCAACAAGGGTTTCAAGCGAGGTGTCCGTAGAGGTCTGGAACGCACCATTTGCAATGAGCGCAAGTGGTCCAGTAGCTCCACGCTGTGTAATACGAGACATAGTTTATTTTTTTAGTTATTTAAGCGAGGGTTGCACCGTTATTTCCGGCTACAATCCATCCCTTTGTAGTAATGAACACGAGTGTTACACCATCTCCAGCATCGTTGAACGTAATGGTCGAGTATCCCGTTTTGGTTGTTGGGGTGAGTGTTGCATCACCACCATCAGTTCCCATAACGATGATTTTTACTTGACCGTTCGTACCGTCTGCGAGAGTGAGAGCGATAGCACCAGCAGAATCAATACGTGTAACAAGGGTGGTCAAGTTGACCGCACCTGCTGCTGCAAGAGTCTGAACGCCACCGATAACACTAGATGAAGCTGTGAGCGCACCTGATACGGTTGTGGCACCTGAAAGTGTGTTAGATCCTGAGAACGTTGAAGTCCCCGAGAATGCTACATCTTTTGCGGTGTTTAAACCATTATCACGTACGTTTGGCAGTGTGTCTTCAAGGTATACAGTCATCATAGAATTATGATTGAGTTAATAATAATTCGTATGATTACACACCTGTGATGCCTGTGAGAACACCGTTGCGGAACGGAGCTGTACAGATGAGCTGACCACCAAGAATCATGAAGCCGTTAACGGTTCCCTGATTGTAAGCCTTGATCATTCCAGTCCATGTGAACGCGTCACCTGGAGCGTAGATTGAATCTTCGTATACGTTGGTTACAACGTTTTTTGACTTAGGTGTTACTTTCTCACCTTCCCACCACTTCAATGCATACCAGTCCATGGTTTGACCAAGGTTGAGCATGTAGAAGTAGCCAGTAGTTACCTTCTTATCGCGAGAGATAATCATTCCGTCCCATCGCTGTTCACTGTAACCAGATGTCTGGGATACAGTACGTCCTGCTGGTGAGAAGTCCTGGTTGTTTCGCTGGTAAGAGGTCTGGAGCTGTTCAAAGTAACCCCACGTGGTGTAGTCCGTGACGATAAAGTCAGGTGTTACAGGGCCATCAGAGATGGAGTTCCACAAAGTTCGTACTTTAACAAGCGAGATTGTACCTCCTGAAGCGGTAACGGTTGAGTTGAGACCTGTGTACGTTGATCGTGAAAGACCGCCGTATGTAGATGCAACAGTTCCGTTATCCACGGTGTTTGCGAGGCCCGATGGAGCCTTACCACCGAATGAGGTACCGTCACCCTGCAAGAAGTTACCAACGTCATCCGCTGCATCTTGTGCGCGTGATTCCATTGTTGTTTTCATGAGGTTGAGAGTCTGCATTGGGGTTGCGTTTACAGACAAATCAGAACCAGCAAGTGCTACGTTTGTCGCTACAAAAGTAGGGTAGAACGTCATGTTTACTGATACTGGCTGCTGTGTGATTGGAAGCAAATCAAAACCATTAAATGCTACAGAAGCAACACCTTTCTGGTATTTGATTGGGAAAAGCATTTGTGAGCCGTTCCACTTCTTTGTCTTCTGCATGATTTTGCCGAAGAAGTAGTTATCACGAAGTACCTGGTCTACCCATTTAGGAGCGAGGTATTGGTTCGTGGTTGTCGTTATGTTTACGCCTGGGGGCATAGTAGTTATTCTTAATGTTAACTATATAATTCCGTTTTCACGCAGGTAACGCTCTGTTGCGTCATCCTGCACTGTCGTTGACGGTGACGAGCCTGTTTTGTTCATTGAACGGGCGGCAATTTCTTTAGCACGATTTGGTTGCTGAGGCTTTCGACTTTGGAGTTCTTCCCAGACTGCATGGTGGTCTGCATAAGCAACAACATCACCATTACTGTCCTTCGGAGACAACCTCTCGAGTGTTTGAAAGAACAATTTCTTGGATTGAGGGTCGAGTGTTACCCCGTACTCATCTTCGATTTCTTCTACCATTGAATCGAGCTGCCGTTCCTCTTTTTGGATCGCTTCACGATTTTTCTCCTGCTCCTCTCTCATTGCTTCGAGGGCTTCACGTTTTGCTGCCTCTTTTGCTTCCCTGAGAGAATCAATGAGGAGCTGTGTTGCTGCCGTTGCTTCTGGAGTCTCAGTTCCATAGATTCTGCGAGCCTTTTCCTCAAATGAAGACGGTTCACTTTCGCTGCGAAACTTTTGAGCTTCTGTGAGAGCTGCTAACCGAGCCGCTAATGCAATTGAAGATTCTCGTTCCGCGGTGAGTTTCGCTTGTAGGCGACGCTCTCGACGGTTGGACTTTTCAGTCTCCGTTTCTTCAACAACCTCTTCTTTCTTTTCCTCTCCTTGAGGATTAATAATGTCAGTGAGTGGATTTTCACCTTTCGGCATCAAATCCTCTAAAAACTTATCTTGTTCATTTGGCATAGTGCTTTTATTCAAAGCTAATAATTCAAGTTCATTTTGCCTATTGCGCGACTTTATACGCAAAAAATCCCACCTTGGGGATTTTGAGCTACGACCATATGAGCTATCCCTAGAACATATAGTCGAGGCTCAAAACCACAAAAGCGGGATAGCTTTTTATTCAGTTTTCAATGTGCTACTTCTTCTTTGAAAGTGCTATTTCTTTCGCATTCTGCGTATCACGGTATGCCATACGAGCCGGTGATGTGTCTGGGTGATTCTTGAATGGGTTTGCTTGTAACCTTACCATGTCGCTCTTTGCACGCCTTTCATCAGCTTTCCAACGAGCAATCTTCTCAGGACTGTACTTTGTTTTATCTAGTCCATCCATCCAACTCTTCTTACTAGGCTTGTACGAGTCATTAGTTACTTTTGCCACTTTGTTTGCAATAGCTTTACCCATTGCTCCTTTTACATCTGCCTTATCTTCTCGCGAGAGTGCCATACCTATTTAGTTTTAAGTTTTAATGCCTTTGATTTTGAAGTCATTGGTCTTACGTCAACTTTACCATTCTTTCCTTCGTAAAAACCTACCTTTTGCCATTTTCCTCCGAAGTACTCTTTACTCACTTGTGTTGGTTTGTCTTTAGTAACTTTAGAAACCTTATTAGCGATAGCCTTACCCATTGCTTTTGAAACATCTGCCTTGTCCTCACGGTTAAGTGCCATAAAAGATAATTATTTATTAATCTTTCCACTCCCTTCACATGGGGCACAAAGATTATGAGGGTCTTTCAAACCTGACCCGTTACAATCAGAGCAGTCAACAATACGTGATACTTCAACCTTTGATTCTTTTTTCTCTTTTGTGATAGTTTTTTTCATAAATCCAAACATACGCTATTAATATCCCATCTCTTTCCTGCCTTTGATTGATTCTCTACGTTGCACGATCGCCTGACGTTTTTCGTCAGCTCGCTCACCTCTCATGCGGTCCATCTCAGGCTGAATCATAACTCTATTTGCAATGTAATTACCACCAGCATCAACAATCTTTTTTCCAAGTCCGTATACTTGCTGTTTGATGTTCATATAAGTGAGTGTCCTACGTTTATTGTTTTTGTCAACATGTTGATAACTTACTGCGGAAGTTGCACCTGCGACAATGCAGCGCTTGCGGGGTCTTGTGCGATGCTTTTCTCTGGTTCTGTTACTGCCTCTGGTGGCACCGCGGTTGCTTCTGCCTTAGCGGTCATTGCTGCACCCTGAGCATTTGTTTGCATAGCGTTCATTTGGTTCAGCTGCTGTTGCATTTGTAGTCTTTGTGCGTATTCAGGGAAGTTCAATTGGAAGTACGCCATTGGATCAAGACGGAATAGAACGCCATCTGCTGCGCTTTCGTCTACGTCAGGGAAGTCCACCATTTTGAGCAAGGTCTTAGGGCCAATAGCACCCTTATCAAACAGTGCCTGTGCGAGGTTGATGTTTGTTACCTCATCCTTTGGTTTCATTGAGTCAGGAGAAACCGAGACAATGAGCTGTCGACTCATGTCCTGATTTGAAAGTGTTACGTATTCAACTGCCTTTGCGTTACCCATCACTGCTGCGAAGTGTTCTTGGTCATAAAAGACAGTATAGAGCTGTACAAGCCAGTTGAATGCGTTATCTGCCACTTGTTCTATCGCATCTCCAATGCCACCACCAATACGTGACGTGTCGTGAGACTGGTTGAGAATCATTCCACGTGCTGTCTGGTCCTCATCTTGAGGTTGTGCAGTAATTCCTTGTGTCCCCCATGAGGTACGAAGGTTGTTTTTGTTTGTCTCTAGCTCATTAAATACTGACGCACCGAGGTCTTGTGCAGGAAGTGGAAATATAGCTTTTTCAATTGGTCCACCTGCTGGTACAAGGATTGGGTTGCCTTTTTTGCGTGCGTTTGCTGCCTGTTTTGCTGTCTCTTGGTTGAAGTTTTCTTCTGAAAAAGCGTACCCATTGTTTGCATTTGAGATGTTGTAGTCGATTTGCTCTGTTCTTTTAGTAATCAGGTTCTGATTTGGAATGTTCTGCTCAATGAGTGAGGTTATGTCGTGCGGTTGCTCCTGTAGTGAGAATACTGACAAGAAAATACCCGGCTTCTTTGGGTACGCAAAGTGGTTACGTGGTTCAGTCATTTGCTGTTGCCCTGTAAGGGGGTCCAGTATTGGTTGCCCCATCGCATCCACTGCCGGTTCGGGGTACTTAAAGTAAGGGTTTTTACTCTTATCGAGTACTTTCTCCTTGAATGTATAGAAACAATACTCATCGGTAGGCCACCATTCGGTGTACGTGACTTCGGTCCCAAGTTTTCCATCGACCTGTTGCGTAATGTAGTCTTTATGAGCAGGGAATTGCTCAATGAGCTTATCTGCTGACGTTTTAATTCTTTCACCAAACCATGAAGAGAAGTCTCCGTATGCATCTACAAACCCCTCAGGATCAAAAACGTAGTCGCGCACCTTTCTGTTATCAATAGCCACGTCATCAATACGTGCGTTCCATCCCGGTTTAAGCACGCCGAGAAGGTCCATTGACCACTGGCGTACCATGAGAGCAAGTTTTCTACGCATTACAAGCTGGTCTGCATGGAATTGAAGCATTGTCTTTACTGACGTTGCGATAGCATTACCCTCTGGGGTATTGTCACAAAACACTACCGGTTCAGGATTTTTAGCAAGAGCCGCAGCTAGGAACGTTTCTTCAGCTTCAAATTGGAGGTTTGCTGCTATTGGTAGCTCTGTGTCAACAAGCCACTGGCCCTGTGCTCTCTTACCGAGATATGATTCACGTATCTTCTCTACTCGAGGCTTGAGCTTACCTTCATAGGGAGAATATTTTTTTTCAAATTCATCACGCAATAACAGAAGTTGCTCATCAGTCTTATCAATTGAAAGCACGTCTGCATGTTCTCCTGTTTGCCCCTCCGGTGAAAAACCACTCGTGGAAGAGACCTTGTTTGTTTCGTTTTGTATTAAATCTGTTACTCCCAGGACATTCAAAGAGAATGGATTCGAAGAGTCTGACATGTAAGTTAGTGTTCTACGTTTTTAATATAAGTCAAATAATCCTGTGCATAACTATCCCCTCCATACGCTTTCACTGCGAAACTCTGACGGATGTACGTACGTTGCTACCTTTTCTTCTTGTACCACAATTCCACGTGATACACCCTGCATAGCAGAGTCGCCTACTATCTTTGCCATACCACCTGAGAAGCGTGAGAGTCCTATACGGGCATAAATTGAGGCATGTACCCAGTGGTCTGCTCCTTGACGTTCCCATCTAAACTCTTTCACTCCGAGTGCGTTTTCTTCCCAGGTTCTGTAAATGTTCAACCAATGCACTATGTATTCTTGCCACTCTGCCTCGGTGCCGTTGAAAGTGATTCTACGGTCTGTCATTTCATCAATAAAGAGCTGTATCAGTCGGTTTCTATCTGCAACTACCTTTCCATATTCCTCATTCTCTCCCCACTTTATAAGGTCGACGTTCTTTTTGTCTTTCTGGTACCACACGAGGAATACACGGCCCGGGTACTTTGCCTGTAGTTTGCGTATGCCTATCAAGTCACCTCCCTGATCCGCAACAATGATTGATTTGTCCCACCTGATAAGCAGAGCCTCAAGCTCGAGGTACGGGTCTTTACCTGTCGTAGGGTCGGATAGTTTGTCATAGTAAAAGAATCCCTGTTTGTTTGCACATACGATGTGTATTGGTAGTCCTGTATCCACTCCAATTACAATGCGGTCTGAGTGGTCATTGAGTTCGTTCTTTATACATTTCACTACCGTTGAGGCCATAACTTTGTCTCCACCTCCAAGGTACGGCAATCCTGCAACGAAGTTAGCGAAGTATTCAGGTGTCTTTTCTCTTTTGTACTCTGCAATCTTTGCTGCACTCATCCATGGCGCAATCCATAACGGTATCCAGTAACCACTCCACTTTCCTGTAGAGGTTGCTATCCACTCTCCGAACTGCCTTTCTTTGTCTGTTATCTCCCCGTGGCAATGGGGGCACTCGTACACTTCTTTGTCATAGTTTATACACTTTTCGTCCATGACGTATGTCTGACCACATGAATGGGTGATGTGCCACTTCTTTTGGTCTGACATCTTATAAAACTTGGATATACCGAAGTCAGGTATTGACGGGTTAGAAAAGAATGCCTTTTTAGGGTTTGCAACGCTCTGCAAACGAGAGTCGTACTGCTCGACAATGTCCTGCTTACAACGGTCATATTCGTCAACGACTAGCTTCTTGGCGGTAATCATAAGCGCGGCACGTTCAGTCCAACTTCCCTGGTAGTACACGGTATTTTGCCCGAACTGTTTCTGCTCCACTGAGTCTTTGTCTTTGGTCCACGATTGGAGCACTGGGTTCCAGGCGATAATCTTGTTTGTTTTTCCACCTGAAAACCTTTTAACGTCATCTGCTGTGGGAAGCACATAAAGAATATCAATCTTTTCGTTTTTACATTCGTGTGCTGTTTTTAGAATCTCGTATGTTGTAAATCCTATTTGTGCGCTTTTTGTACAACAAATGAGGTCTGAGTTATCTCGGTAGATATCATAGAGAAAGAAGTACTTTTTAAAGTCGAGTACTTCTCCTGTTTCAGTACGTACCTGGTTGTTCGTAATCCAGGCATGTATCGATTGGTTTTCAATCGCTTTTAAGCTGTTGTTTTCGCCATTCATCGAATTGTTGTGCTACTACGGGGTCTCCTATAGTAATCTTTTCACCATCTGTGGTGAGGTCTAATGATTCACCAAACTCTTTACGTCGTTTCTTTGAGAGATATCTGAATGCGTGATTTGGGTCATTGAGTGATTGAACTACGGTTTGTCGTGCTTTTAGAATAGGCTTTTCCTTTAATGCATCCTTTCTCTCTACAAACTCAGGATGTTCTTCTTGATATGAATACAATGTTGATTGTCCAATTCCTGCGTAAAAACAAGCCTCTGAGTCGGTTCCACCTATTGCAAAAACCTCTTCTAATTTGGAGATAATTTCTGGAGTCATGACCGTGGGACGTCCTACTTTTTCCATACAATATCTATACCATTCTTCTTGATACTTGTCACACCTGTGTAATCACAATACCTTTGTACTATCACATCTACGTACTTTGGATCAAGTTCCATTATCATAGATGTTCGGTTCATCTTTTCACAGGCAATCATTGTTGCCCCTGATCCCCCGAAGAGGTCGAGGACAACATCACCCTCCTTTGAGGAGTTCCTCAGTGCGTAGCAGATAAGTTCCACTGGTTTTTGTGTTGGGTGTACATAACCTCCCACTGGTTCTCGTTTCATTGACCATATGGTTGTGTGTCCATTCTTTTCAGCTTCTTTCTGTTTATTGAGCCACGCGATAGCTTTTTGGAGGTCTTCAGGCATGCTGAGGATTGTTGTGTTTGTTCTGTCTCCATAGAACTGTGTCTTTTCTTTACCGCAGTAAAACATCGGTTCATGTTTCCAGCGATAGTCACCCCACCCCATTGATGCGACTGGTTTGTTCCAGATAATCTGGTTTTTTACCTTCCAACCTGTAGCCTCAATTGCCTTTTGAAACTGATGCTGTGTGCTTGAACTGTGAAACACATACCACCCTGCACCTGCCTTTGTAACCTCTGCGAATCGTTTGAATACTTCTGATAGAAACAAATCAAACCCCGTATCTGACATGTTGTCATTGAGGATAGTATTCGCCGTGTTTTCTCCCCTCCCCGAGTAGTTCACATTGTAAGGTGGGTCAGTAAACACCATATCTGCCTTGGTTCCATTCATGAGCTTTTCCACATCCTCAATCTTTGTACTATCCCCACAGAGTACCCTGTGAGTCCCTATCTCATACAAATCACCTAGTTTACTTTGTGGTTCTTCTGGTATTGTCGGGACAGTATCGTCTTTTGCATCTGGTTCAATGATGAGGTCTTTGCCAAAGCCTGTGAGGTCAAGCATCGACGCAGAAAGGCCTTTTAGCTCCTCAATGACGAGGTTCATGTCCCACTCTGACTCATTGAGCTTGTTGTCAGCGAGTCGGTATGCCTTTGCCTGTTCTTCAGTAAGGTCAACAACCTTTATGTATTCGTCTTTGATGGGCATACCAAGGAGCTTCAATGCCTCATATCGTCCATGGCCCACAATAATCACGCCTTCCTTGTCAACAACAATCTGCTGGTTCATTCCAAACTCTTTTATAGAGTTTGCTACTTGCTGAATCTGCTTCTTTGGATGCTTCTTAGCATTCTTTGGATACGGTTTTATTTCCATACTTTTATTGCCCGTCATGGGTCAAAAGTTTTACTAGAGTTGTTTCTGGTCCAATCTCTCGCACGGTGATCTCTTTACCATACTTTGTAATGGTCCCTTTCCAGTTACCATCAGTCTGTTGCTCGAGCACTATCTTCATCAGTTTTTCTTCACTCATATGCTTTTTGTTAGTTGTAATACCTTTTTATAACATTTACGACACATCAACTTTTTGCTTTTTGCTTTTCCTATCTTTAATGGTATGTCCCTCTTACGGATGAAAAGCGAGTTTCTTGTGCATGTTTCACAAGGTCCGTATAGTTTTATGTCGTTCATACTGTTTCTTTCGCATGCGAAACTGGTAAAAGGACAACTGACGAAGCGGTGAGTATCGCTGCGGATACACTGATTGCGTTCCGGCAGGCATTAATTGCAACATTCGCAGGGTCTATGATTCCTGCTTCTATCATGTTGACAATTTCACCTGTTTTTGAGTTTAATCCGTGGTTACCATGTTGGTTTACAGAGTCGGAGCTTGTCATTCCACTGTTTTCTGCAATTTGTTTAATTGGCGCAATCAGTGCTTTTTTGAGAATGCGACCACCAACAGTGTTAGGGAGTAGTTTTGCACAGTTTCGCAGAGAAACTCCACCGCCTGCTACCACACCATTCTGTAACGCTTGCCATGAGGCACTGATAGCGTCCTCAACCTTGAGGCGACGGTACGAGAGTGCTGAGTCTGATTGAGCACCTACAAAGTATCGTGCTGTTCTTGTGTTGAGTCGTGAGGCACGAAGTAATGACTCGTCAGTTCCGTCCTCTTGCAACTTCTTGATGTGTTCTGAGATATCTTTAATACCGTCAATAAAAGTATCTGTTTTTGTAACTGTTATGTGTTCAACGGTTCCAAGGTGCTCTATTTTCATGAGCTTGAGTGAAGTGCCAGCGTGCGGATCAATGATGGTTGCACCTGTTGCCTTTGCCAAGTCTTCAAACCATGCGTCTTTCCAAAAGACAGGCATCTTAACTAGTAACGTTCTAAATCCTCTTATTGCTCGAGTACGTATAAGGTCAGGAATAATCGCCGCTTCGTATTCGTCGCAGAACACCACAACCTCTTTTATTTCTCTTTGGTCTAATGCTTGGAACAAGTCATTAAATTCTCCGGCTGACATTATCTTTTGTTTTGTAATAAGTATTTTTGGTTTGTGCCACCGTGCGACGCTCTGAAAGTTACCCGTATCTGCTTCCATGTCAGCCATGTATGGCGATGCCATTCCAGCACCTTCAATGGTGATACCGTTGCCTATGGTGTAGTGGTCTTTGAATGTTTTTGAAATGTCCCATTGAATGATTCCTTCTTTTCCTATCTTTTGGTAGATTTCTTGAATCATCGCACCAATTTCTTGATCTTCTGCTGAAATAGAAGCAACCTGTCCGACCTCATCAACGGTGATGTCTATCTTCTGAGCAAGTAACGCTGCCTCGATAAGTGGGACACATTCCTCAAGTGATTTCTTGATTTCCATTGGTGACACCTCCCCTATGTGTTTCATGCCTTCCTCGAGAATTGAGGCGGTGAGTAGGCACGTAGTGCTTGAGCCGTCACCACTTTGTTTGTTGGCGCGGTTGATTGCCTCGAGTAGTATCTTTCTTCCCATTTCTTCTATTGGGTCAGCAAGACGTATACTGTTCGCGATTGTCCACCCGTCGTTAGTGAGCAAGTGGCCCGGGCTTTCAATCGCTTGAATGATTGCGTTACTACCACCGGTACCCATGGTTACCTTTACCGCATCAGCGACCTTCTTGATGCCTGAAATCAATTTATCACTTGTTTCTTTTCCTGTGTGTAGAGTGTCATTCATAGTTGGTTTGGATATTCTCTGTAATAAAGTGGTTCACTTGGTTGCAACGCAGAGCGTATATGGTACGAGAGGTATATGTGATTTGGTACATTATTTGGAAAATATTTCTGTTTTCCGCATCTCATACACCTTTCGAGTACACCTTCTTTTGTCTTCTTGAATAAACGAAAGTCGTGGAGAAAATTACCTCTGCACACTGATTTTTGATATCTACGCGTCTGCATACTCGTATTTAACAACCTCGTCGATGTGGATGTACCATTGAAACTTTCCTATTTCTCCAGCAATTGGGTACTTTTTTGCCATATATGAGTCAAAGTACACTCTCGATCCAAGTGGGATGTTAGTTAGCGAGTCATCTTTTGCAATTACTACTCCAATTTCTTCGTATGAATCTTTCACTTGTGAAATAAAACCTGTTTGTTCTACGGGTTCAATCTTGAGGTATTTGTTTATGAGCACTTCTTTCATAATTCTATTTTACGTTCAGGGAATAAATCAACTGGTGGTGTCATGTCGACAATCAGTGCCATTTTGTTTCCAGTGAGCTTTTGTTTGTATTTTTCTACAAACGTTTTTTCGTTCTTTTCTTTTGGAGGCTCAATCTTTGAGAGGGCAATAATATTTTTTATTCTTTTGAACATACCTTACGCAATGAATGGGCTTTTTTGTGGTTTTTCTATCATTTCAACGGGTACCGACTGTACAATCACACGAAAAAAGCTTTTTTCATCTGGCACAAAC